ATGGCTTCGGGTGCATCGGAAAAGTAGACCCGCATCGTCGCTGTCAGAACTCGACGGGCTGCTCGACTGGCTTCATCGGCGCGGGTTTCCGCTTGCAGCCGCGCGATCCGCGCGCGATCGCCATGACCTCTTCGACGCTCTTGTTCTTGCGCCAATTGTTACAGCATCGATGCGTTGCGGCGTTGTTGTTGTAGTCAAGTGCGCATTGCTCGCGTGATTCGTAACCACCGAGCCAATACTTCGACACGGGGACTAGCTCATCAAGCTCGAACGATAGCGGATGACGGGCAGGTAATGAGTAATCAATTGCAGCAGGTCTGCCAAACACCTTACATATCCAGCATTCTCGTTGCTCCGCTTTCATCCGCGCCCGGTTCTTATCCCGCTGGCTACCGTTAGCACGCCTAGGGTTGCCCCTCATAGCTTCACCCCGTACTTCTGGGCCATCAGCTTCCTGGCACCCCGGTACCTCCTGCCGGGTGCCCGGTCGATGGCATGGCCCTCATTCGCGTTGCGCGCCACTCCCAGGGCACGCAGCATCGCGTCGGCCATGATCGTCTCGTAGCGCAGCGCGATCGCCGCCAGCTCCTCACGGGTCATATGCGCGCCTCCGGGCAAAAGAAGAGCCGCCCCATCGGGACGGCCCTCGTTCATCTTCTTCTCGCACCTTACAGGATAGCACGGCTCCGCGTATCATCGCGTATCAAGATCTCATATCGCCGGGTACGCCGGCACTCGCCATTCCTGCGGCATCAGGTAGTACAGCTCGTCGAGGCCCATGGCGCTGAACCGCTTGACCGAGGCCAGGCTCCACGGCGTGTCCTCATCCTTCAGCACGCTGACGATGTCCTCGTACTCCATCTCCTCGACGTAGTGCATCCGCACAACCCTCGCGTGCAGCTGGTTCTCCATCCTGTCGAGAGTGCGCCTCAGCCCGTCGAGGGCGTCCATGTACTCGTCGATGTCGGCCATGCCGTCCGCTATCCGCTCGTTGATGGCGATGACCTTGTTCGGTATCGAGTCGGCGGTCGGGCTGGTCGATACGTTGTCGCGCGAATAGTCGACGGCGGCCAGGCCGTACGCGATCTCCCTCAGCTCGGCAAGCTCCGACTCGTGCCGTGCCGCCTTGTGCTTCAGGTACATGACGTTCCGCAGATAGCGCCTCGCGCACTTGCGCTTGAAGTCTTCCCACTCCTCGGTCTCGAACTCGCCGGTCATCAATACCTCCTGTTATCTCCCCAGGCAACTGTCGCATGTCCTCTGGTTCGGGAACCTGGCCTCGAACTCCTCGCCGCACTTCCTGCACTTCCTCGGGCGCTTCTGCGCGGCGTAGCGCGCCCTGTCAACCTTCGCGATGAGCATGGCGGTCCGCAGGCTGTCCGCATCCCAGTACGCAATGCTGCGCTTGTTGATGACCGCCCACAGGTCGCGCGGCACAGCGACGAGGTTGACGGGGTCGAAGTTCCTGTTGTCGTGGTCGGCGAAAACGACCATATAGCCGTCTGGTATCGGGCCGTTGTGCTGCTCGTACACCACGCGGTGCTTGAGGGTCCAGCAGTCGTTCTTGCACGGTCTGCTGGAAAGCATCGATGTCTTCACGTACACATAGCCATCAGGGTCCACGCGCTCGCTGCCCAGCGGTATCGCCGCGCCGTTTTGCGGCACGTCCCCGCGCTTGAACTGCGTGCGCCGTATGTTGGCGCGCGCCCGCTCGGAGACCCCCATCTCGTCCCAGGACTTGCCCTTGTTGGGCGGCTCCTGGCCCTTCTGGAACTGCCCGACGTTGGTGCCGCTCTTCGCTCCGTATCGTTGCTTCGCGTTCTTCATCGCGTACTTGGACAGCTTGATGCCGTATAGCCGCTCGAACTCGTCGATAATCTCGTAGATGTCATGGCCGGGCGCGAATCCACGTAGCCACTCGACGCGCTCGGGCGGCCACGTCGTGCGTCGCTTCTCCTTGGCGCGGGCGGCCCTGTCGAAGCCGTCGGCCTTGCGCAACCCCAGCACCTTCGCGCGGCTGTTCACCGCCTTGTGCGTGCGGCGCGGCCTGTCCGGGAAGGCTTCTGCGTGCATTGCCGCCACCTCGTCGTTGAAGTGGTGCGGATACACCTCGCGCAGCCAGGCTTCCTCGGCGGGCGTCCATGAATTCCCGCGGATCATCGGCACACCCCGGTCATGCCCTCGGACGTCCACTTGCCGTCGTAGTCGAGCGACTTCGGTTCCACGCCGAGCTCGCGGCACCGCTGCTTGACTGACTCCAGCGTGACGTCCACGCCCTGCTTGCGCAACCTGTCGGCCAGGAACGCGACAGTGTGCGCGGGCGCGTTCTCCACGATGAACGGGTCGACCACCTCCCAGTTCGGCTCGGCGAGTGCGGGAGCCTGCAGCATGCCCGGCAGCGTCGCACTCATTCCGCCGACGTCCATGCCCTCCATCGCCAGGATGTTTGCCACCTTCACGGCGTTTGCCATGTTGTTGTTGATGTTGCTGGCCAGCTGCGCGACGGCGTTGCTGCGCTTTATCTCGGACTCGACCTCGTCATCGCCGGCTCTCGACAGCCTGTCGAGCTGCTCGAACAGCGCGTCGTTCAGCTTGTCGAACGTCCCCTGGCTCATGATACCCCGCCTTCCTCGCGTTCGCGGTACCGGATCTGGCTCGCGATTTCGCCTACCATGCTCTTCTTGCTCGCCCCGCTGTAGCCCAGGCAGATGCCCTTGTCGCGAGCTATCTGCCGAAGCTCTTTGACAGTCTTGCGCGACAGCTCGTCGCACATCTTCTCGAAGTCCATCATCTCGCCCTCCCGACCAGCTCCACGATCAGCTCGTCCACGGCCGCCTGCATGGCCTTGCCGGCGCACTTCTCGCAGATGGCCAGGTCCACGTCGACGGCGAGCCTGTAATTGCCTATGCTCACGGCGGCGGACTTCGCGCCCCTCACATCGGGGGCCGTGCCCTCCCTGCCGCATATCCCGCATTTCCTCATGTCTCGTTCCTCCTAGCTCCTCTCATCGCCATCCTCACGAGCATCCCCTCGTCTATCCGCAGGACCTCGCATATGCGGGTCAAGTTGTAGACGTTCACCGCGTACCCGTAGTCGATGTTCTTCCTCAGAGTCTCCTTCGGTATCTCAGTGTTCCTCGACAGCGCGTCCAGGTCGGTCCCGCGCTCGGCCATCACCTTACCGAGGTACCGGGAGATGTTTATCTCGAAGCGGCGCCTCTCCCTCGACTTGCCGCTCATGAGATCGCCTGCTGCATCTCGTGCGCCAGGTCCTTAAGCTTCCCGCACTTCGAGCGCCACTGCTCGCGCTCCTTCTCGGCCTTCTCGGCCCTCGACTTCCAGTAGTCGGCCCGGTCGTCGCGTATCTCCTCGACCGTCTTCTGGTCCCGCTCGTCGAGCTTGCGCCTGCGCTCAGCCAGCTCCTCGGTCTGGCGGCGTATCTTCCCCTTTGCCTGCTCCCAGTTGTTCAGCGTGAGGTTGAGGTCGCCCCTGGCGATCTTCAGCTCCCTCTCGAGCGCCCTAAGCAGGTCTTGCAGCCCGTCGCGCTCTTCCTTGAGCTTGGCGATCTCGTCGAGAAGCCCCATGTACTCGGGGGCCTTCTCGTCGCGCAGCCCGTCGATGATCGCGCTTACGAGCGTGCTAGGCGTCGTGCAGCCGTGGCGGTCCGGATACGCCATCACGTCGGGGTTGTACGCCCTCTCTGGCGAGTGGCTGGGCGGGTATGCCGACTGCATGCACCACTCGACCTCCGACTTCCAGTAATCGCGTTCGGCGGTCAGCTCGTTCACTTGCTTTTGCAGCTTCCCGTTGCGCTCCACCATCTCCGAGTTAGGCACGAACCCGTGCGGGTAGTGCTCGCGCGCTTCCAGCTCGGCTTTCAGCTCGTTCACTTCAGCCCGCCGCTTGGTGATTGCGTCGTTTAGCTTGCAGTTGTCGTCCCAGGCGATCTCGAGCGACTTGCGCTGCTCGGCGATTTGCTCTTGCAGCTCGGCGATTCGCTCTTCCTGGACCTTCCGCGCTTCCCGAGCGGCGATGTTGTACGTGTGGATCGTCTCATCCTGCGTAATCTCAGCTTGGCGATTGAGCAGCTCGACAATTCCGCAATACAGCTCGTCGTTCCATGAGATAGCGCCGTTGTGCTTGCGGATAAAGCCATTAGCGAAACTCAGCGCGTCCGATTCTAGCTTCTCGCGGCTATCCTCGGTATGACTTACGCCCTCGGAATTGGACTCTAACTTGTACTTTTCGGCGTCTGGTATAACTTTCTGCGCGTCATTTGACCGCCATTTGCTTGCGAGCGGCGTTTCGGCGTGTTCGCCCTGGTCGGCAACTTGACGGCGACTTTCAGTCGAAAATTCGTCGTAGCCCCTCAGAAGCGGGGCGGGTTCTAATGGAGCGTCCACGTCGGCGAGCAGCCATTCGCGCGTACCACGCTCACACATATCGAAGTCGTATATGCAGACCTTTTCGCCGTTGTGATATACGCAGCAATCGCAATCAAGCGCATTGAATAAGTCGCTGTCATGGTCTGCCAATAATGCTTCGAGGTTATTCATCGTCTACCTCCCGCTCAAACATGATTCCGTAAGCGTTGTCGGCTCCTTGCGCAAGAACAGCAATCGCGCAACTGCCCATGACGGGCATGTCCAATCCGCTCGGCGCTGGTGTATAGGTCATGCGCCACGCACAATCTGGTTGACAATCGGGCATCCTGCCGAAGTTGTCCTCTTTCAAAGGGCATCGCAATCTAATCATCCTCCTTCAGAAGTATGTCCTTGATGTACTGCGCCATCGCTATGACGCAATCGGTGCAGACGTGGCAGTCGTGGCGCTTGTTCTCGAACAGGTTCTCCACGTGCATCTCGTCCCTGCCGCACCAGTCGCAGCGCCTGACCAGAGGTATCTCTATGACGCTCATTCTTCCTCCTTCTCGCAGTGGGGGCACGCTACCGTCCACGGGCTCTTCTCGTAGCAGTGGCGCTTGTTGCACCAGTAGCGTTCCTCGTCCCTCTTGTATCGTCGCCTGACGAGCACCTCGCAGTAGCGGCACCCGTCGCAGGGCGTGCCGTAGATCGCGTCGGACGTGTTGGGATAGCGCCCCTTCGAGTGGCGGCTGTCAGCTACCTGCCGCCTCATAGCTCCCCCTTGAAGCAGTAGCCGTCCTCCGGCACCGCCTCGCCATGGGTGCCGCGCACCCAGCAGACGAGCTGTTCATCGCCTGTATGACGTTCGGTGCGGGAGTGCCTGCATTGTCCGCAGGTGACGTTTTCCAGCTTGGCGCGGGTGTTCCATGCGGCGATTGCTGCATTTTCAGCTGATTCTTCGGTTTCATATCCGCATCTATCTGTTTCAATCGTGAGGTTGCATTTCTCGCATTCAACCCATGCAGAATATGAAACGTCTCCAAGGCAGTTCGTCCATCGTTTTGTAATTGGTTCGCGTATATTGCCCCCGCAGAACGGACACGGCAACAGGATCGTCTCGTCGTCACCCATCACTCGTCACCGCCCATCATGATTCCCATGCGCTCGCGCCACGCCTTCGTGCGCACGGCCTTCGAGGCCAGCTTCTCGGCCGCCATCTCCATCAGATCGGCCTTGTTCTCCTCGAACCAGCCCTGCAGCATCTCCGCGGCTGCCTGCTGCCAGTCGACCTCTTTCGACGCGTACCAGCGGCGGGGCATGTTCCGCGTGATGTTCTCCATCAGCTCGCCCCGCAACTGCTCGGCGGCCTCCTCGACCACCAGCTTCTCTATCGCTGAGTCGTCGAGGTTGATTCCGAATTGCACGATGTGCTCCATATCTAGTCTTCTCCTTCCGTCAGTCCCAGCTCGGCCATGCGGTCGCGCAGCACCCACATGAAGTTGTCGGGTCTCACGTCCTCGCGCATCGGCCTCGTCTCGCCCGGGTTCCTGCTCGCCCACTTGCGGCACGCGTCGCAGCAGTACTTGCGGGGCTCGCCGCGACTGAATGCCACGACCTGCCTGCCGCATGCTCCGCACGTGGCCTCTTTTGCGCCAGTAGCCATCAGCAGCTCGCGCCACATGTCCTCGATTAGCCTTTCCAGCTCCTCGGCTCTCTTCCGCTGCTTGGCGATGTGCTCTCCGCGCATGATCCAACGCTGCCGGGTCTTGTCGAAGTGGTTCTGCAGGATCGCGTACGACCTCTCGAGCTCGTCTATATACGCCACCACGCGCTCGGCTTCCTCCTTCGACAGCAGCACGCCCTGGTTAGTGGCCTTGACCATGATGCGCCCGCTGCCGTCCAGCTCGTAGGTGAGTTTCGTGTCGCTCATGCGCTCACCACCTTGCGCCCACAATGCGGGCAGAAATTCGGCTCATCCTCGTACCACTCGTAATCGCACGCAGAACATTTGTCGCCGCACCACTCGTCGTTCATGTTGTAAATCGCAATCGCGTGACACGTCCCGCTCCCCAGCTCGGCGCTCCTGTAGTAATCGCCGCCGTTCGGGTCGATTCCCATGTCGAACATCGCCTGAGCTATCTGGTCAAACTCGTAGGAGTAGGCGTTGCAGGCCGACACGTCCACGTTGTCTCCAGCTTTGCATTCCTCCAGCCAGCAGTCGTACATCATCTGCGCGAGTCCGAACGTTCTCAGAAGGAGGTCTTTCGCCTTGCCGCTCCCCAGCTCGGCGTTCAGCTCGTCGGCGATTGCCTGCCAGTTGTAGCTGTACTCGGGCAGCGCGGTCGCTTCTGGCATGTCATACTCCGCTGATAGGTCGTGCCAGTGCTTCTCGATGATTTCGTGTATCCACTTAACCTGCTCTGCTGTCAGCGTGCCGCAACTGCTTCGCAAACGTTCGTTTTCCTCTTCGAGCTTGCCAATGGTATTCAGCATGTAATCAACTGATTCGCTTCCCAGCTCGGCGCGGGTGTTCCATGCGGCGATTGCTTCGGCTTCGGTGTCGAACTTGCCGAAATCGCAGCAATATGCCGTGTTGCACGCGACGTAGTAATAGCCGCTTTTGCCAATGCGCTCGACTGTCGCTTCGCCCCCGCAGAACGGGCACGGCTTCAAAGCTCGTTCATCCACTCGCACTCCCTGTCCTTCCCCGGAGGCCATGACAGCCTCATGCCGTTCACGTACACGCCGAAAAGCTCCGGCCTCGCGATGCCCTCCACGCGCAGCTCGGTCGGTGTCCGCCCGGTGACGTCCATCGGGTAGCGCCACCCGACCTCCGACTCGCCGGTGAACTCCATCGACAGGTCGAGCCGGTACACCGGCATGGGGACCCTGCAGTCGCTCATCTCGTCGCCGCCTTCACGATCATCGCGACCGCCGCGAGGAGCGCCGGCAGCACCAGCACTCCCCACGGGGTCGCCTCCCTTCCTCGCATCGAAAAGCCTCCTCAGCTCGTCGCGGACGTCATCGCCGCTTACCCAGTCGCGCTCGCCGGACTTCTGCGTCATCAACATGGCCATGTCATGCCTCCAGATACACGTACTCGAGCATCGTGGGCTCGGATGTCACGAAGTCCTGGTACGCCTCCAGGCTCGCCTCCTTGAGGGCTGCGGCGCACTCGGTGAGCAGCCTCTCGCACTCGTCTGCGCGTGACTCCTCCGAGTCGGCCCTGTCCCTCTCCTCTTGCCATCTCTGCTCGTAGTAATCCTCGAATCCCTCCGGGTCGTACCCGTTCATTGGCGCACCTCCCATTCGCTCCCGTTCCTAGCCGCCATCAGCCGCCCGTGCTCCCCGAACCTGGGGTCGTGCTCGGAGTAGCCGTCCGCGAAGAGTCGCCCGGACAGGAACCGCTCCCGGTCCCCGTCCGACTTCCACTCCCACCGGAACCCGAGCCTGCCGTCGTGCCTGTCCCCGTGGCACTGCTCGCAGAGGAGCAGCAGGGTCGGCTTGACGACGAACTGCCCCATCTTGGTCCGGAGCAGCAGGCTCCCCTTGCTCCTGGGCGGCTCGTGGTGCACGGCGAACAGCCCGTTGCTCTTGCCGCACACGGCGCACTTGGGGTAGTCGCCCTCCCAGCGCGTGCTCGATATCGAGTCGGCCGTGTAGCGGGCGCTGAAGTTCGGACTCGCGTAGAGCGACACGGCGTCCAGGGAGTCGTGGCTGTCCCTCCTCGCGTCGTAGATCACGGCTCCCAGACCTCCTCCGCGCAGTCGGGGCAGACGAAGAGCCGGCGCTTCGAGCCGTCTCCCCGCAGCTTGGTCGAGTTGGTCCCGATCGCGCGGCTTCCGCACTTCGGGCATGCCGGCGAGGAGGGCGGCGCGGGTCCCCCCGCCGCCGCGCTGCCCGACTCGTTACGGGGAAGAGAATTCTTTTCCAGAGAATTCTCTTTCCCCTTCTTTTCCATTCCTTTCCCCTTCTCTTCCTCTTCTTTTCTTTTCTTTTGTTCCAGAGGGGTCTTTTCAGGGGTCTCCGAAGGGGTCTTTTCAGGGGTCTCTTTAGCGGTCTCTCGCGATGTGTTCCTAGGGGTCTTCGCGCTACCGTTCTTAGCGGCCTTCCCAGAGCTGTCGATGTTGGGCTTGATAGCCTTCCACGTAAGGCTCAGGACAGACCCCTTCGGGAACTCCGGCTCCTCGTTGTAGAAGGCGTACCGGTACATGCCCCGGAAGAGCTCTATGGCGGTCTGGTCGTCCAGCTCGTCGAATATCTCGCCCCAGTTGTCGAACACCGTGAAACGCTCGTATGCTTGCTTACCCATGGCGCATCACGCTAAAAGGGAATGTCGTCGTCGTACACGGACGCCTGCGCCTCTATGAGCTCGTCGGTCGGCTGCTGCTGGTTGCGCGGCTTGGAGCCGCCCTCGCGGCTCATGAACTCGATATCGTCGACCACGACCTCCAGCTTGCTGCGCTTCTGGCCGTCGCGCTCCCATTGCGACCAGTGCAGCTTGCCCCCGATCGCGACCTTCGAGCCCTTGGAGATGTGGTTGCTCACGCCCTCCGCCCGGTTGCCGAACATGGTGCAGTCGACGAAGTTCGCGTAGTCGCCCCACTCGCCCTGCTGGTTCTTCCTGCGGTCGTTCACGGCGACGCAGAAGCTCAGCACCGCCATGCCGGACTGCGTCCTGCGCAGCTCGGGCTCCCTCGTGAGGTTGCCCGATATCGTCACCCTGTTGATGCTCATTCCATTCCTTCCCTGCCCCATTCGCGGGCATATTGCTCTCTAAGCGTGTCCAGCTTCTTCTTCCAGACGTTTCGCGCCTCCCTGGCGTTCTCGTACTCCACTTCCGCCGCGTGGTAGGCGCTCATGGCCCTGCTTACATCGGGGATGCCCTTGACGGTCGTCTGTATGAACGTCACGGGCGTCCCCTCCTCCTTCAGGGCGAACGAGACCTGGGCCTTGACCGTGTAGTAGTCCGCCTCCGCCTTGACCATCGCCGCGCCCCTCTGCTTGCATTCCAACAGGGCGGTGTCGAGCATCCTCATGCAGAGCTTTATCTGCTCCCAGAGCGGAAGCTCGTACATCTCGCGGCTATCCATCTGCTTCCTCGAACTCCCTGGCGACGCTCAGCAGCCACTCGGCGCTGCCGCTCTGCGACTCCCATTCCGGGCGCTTCCTCACGCCCGCCAGGATGTCCTCGGGCTCCCTGCCGTGCCTTCCCGCGTAATCCTGGATGGCCTTCCACATGCGGCCCTTGGCGTCCCTGAGCGGGTCGGACTTCGGGGTCTCGACCTTGCCCTTGCCGTTGCCGTATACGACCACGCCCCTGCGGGACATGTTCACGATGGTGAGCAGCGCGATCTGGCCGTCGACGACCTCCATCTCGGTCACGCGGAAGTCGTCGTAGCACTGCTTCCTGCCGTTCCTGCCCTCCCTGATGTTGCACTTGTCGGCTCCCACCCATATCCGGGGAGCCGTGTAGAGCTCGCGGCCTATGCCCCAGGCGAAGCCCGCCCTCTTCCTGGCATCCGACGCCTCGCCCTTCTGCGCCTCCATGTTCGACTCCGTGCCGGTGTCCGACTTCCACACCCACTCGCCAGAATCCGTCCTTATGCCGATCTCGCAGAACAGCTTCCCGTCTATGGACGTGTAGCGGTTCTGCCAGTTCTCTGCACCCACGGTCTCGTCGAGCAGGTCCATGTCCGTCCTGGCCGTCTTGTACAGCAGCAGCGAGCAGCCCCTCTCGGAGCACTGGTTGACCCTGCACTCGACCTCCTCCGCCCTGAGCGGCCTGAACCTAGTCATCGCCATCACCCAGCAGCAGCCGGTTGGCCCCCTCGAAGACGTTGCCGTCCTCGGCCAGCTTCTCCAGCACGATGTCGGGCTTGAACGAGTACACCTGGGCGGAAAGCCTCTCCGGCGTCCCCTCCGAGACCGTGACCTTGCGGGCGATCCCGTCCGGCAGCTCGCCGGTCGTGGAGAACCACCAGCGGGCGAACTCCTCGGCCTTCTCGAAGGCGTATGTGAACACGCCCTCGGAGTTTGCGTGCAGCCACTCCTCGAAGGCCTCCCAGCCCTCCAGCTCGAAGGCCTCGGCCTCCTTGCCGGGCTTGGCCTTGAACCGCTTCACGCTGAACTTGCCGGCCTCGGGCCCGAAGTACGGCGACGTGCGCCTGTCGGTTCCATCCTGGCCGTATGCCGCCAGCAGGTCGTCGCGGCACTCGTACTCGCGCAGCTCGCGCTCCTCCCTCACCTTCATCTCGAGCGCCTTCAATGCGAAGAGCTCGTCTATCGCGTTCGGCTTCATCTGTCTCCTTCCAGCGGCTCCACGGCGAACTTCGTCCACTCGCCGCCGCCGCGCTTCCTCTCCATCTTCTGCGCCACCACCTCGACGACCTGGGAGTCATCCTCGTAGGCGACGCCGTTGAGGCCGTCCATGACACACTTGACTATGTTGTCGATGTCGGGCTTCTTCACGAACGGCTCCGACTCGAACCGCTTCGGCCTGCCCTTGGGCATCTGGGAGTAGGCCAGGACGGTGAGCTTCAGGGGCGTGCCCCTGGGGTACTTCGGCCCCCGGTAAGCCCAGCCGACCAGATCCATGTCCGCCCTGGTCTGCTCGTCGGTGTACGAATGGCCGTTGCGCATGTGCCTGACTCGTCGCTTAACGACAATCCTGTTCACCGTGTACATAAGTCCATCACCGAGTGCCTTACGCTTATGTACGGCTTGCATTCGGGAACCTCTTGTATGAGCCGCCTTGCAAAAGCCGCACGGTGATTGTTGTTAAGCTTGAAGCCAGTAACGCCCCTGGCGAACATATGCCACCTGACGTGCTCGCAGAGAGAGCCAATCGAGAAGCGCCTACCAGCCAAGGCAGACGCTTCCGCTTGCATCTTCATGTATTCCCAGGCTTTCGGATTGGCGTTTATCCACTCGTCCGCTTCTGCGCGGAACCGCTCGCCCTTGCTGAAACCCTGCTCGTAGATTTCATCAGGCTTCATTTGTTCACCATCCACTCTCCGTCGATGATGCAAACAAGCCTGTGGTTATCGACGTCTTTGAATCGGATAGACGCGCTGACTTCCTTATAGCCTGCCGCTACCAAATCGTCTTTGAGCATCATCAGAGTCACCCTTACGGCAGGGTCGATATCCTCTAAAGGCTTATATAGGCTCGTCATACGGACACCACCGCCCACATGAGCATCGCCGCGCCGAAGAACAAAGCCATGACGATTGCCGCGATCATCGAGCCGCGCTCGAAGTCTTGCGCTATACTGTGCCTTGTGGCTGTACCTTGCGAGGTACGGGTTTTGGCGCGGTTACCGTTGCAGCGGTGCCGCGCCTTCCTTTTCTCCGTCATCTCTTCTCCTTCTCCTCTAGCAGGGCGTCTAGCAGCATCGCCAGCGCGTCGCCCAGCCTCATGTCCGCCGTTATCCTCGGCTCCCGCTCCACGTAGACGACCTTCGGCTTGGGCTGCTCCTCGGGGAACAGCGTGGGCCACTCGCTCGTGCAGTCGATGAACCACTTGCTGCCCATCTTCTGGGCGTTCTTGATGCTCCCGTCGCGGCACTTGCGCGACACGATGTTGACCTGCGACTTGGTCGGCTTGTCGGTCTTGTAGAAGAACCTCGCGTACTCCTGTATGTCCATCACCGTGTGCATCCGGCACCTCCTAACTCCTGCCTCAGCAATCCGCGCAGGGCGCGCGCGGCGGGATTTTCGTCATAAGGGGTAACGAGAAAGGAAACGTTTATGATGAGCTTTGCCTAAGGAGGATTGGCAGTTTTGCCACGTGCGCCCAGCGCGAATTGCTGTATCCGTTGATTTCGACCACCGCATCTGCGTACAGCAAACGGTGGCTTATCCGATTGTCAAGGTTCCGCTAAAGTGAAATTTTGTTTCACTCGCACGATAAAAAAATTTCGTCCACCCTATCTCGCATGATCTTCCGGCTGATGCCGTTCATGTGCGGAAGGATGGACTTCAGGTTTCCAAGAGTCAGCTTGTTCTCGTCTTCGATCTCGATGTTCCTGTAGGTGGGAAGACTGATTCCCATGGCGTCGACGCAATCTTGCTGCGTCAAGCCCGACGCTTTTCGCGCCGCGCACATCGCTGTGATTTTCTCCAAGATGTCACCTCCCTCGTTTCAGCTTGTTTGCGACTCCATGAGTGTGATTATATTTCACTGGTAAAATATTGCAATACCTGATATAAAAATATTTCACTGGGTATCAGAATTCTTCATTGGAGGAGAGATGGCACGGTATTCAGACAACGAAGCGAAGGAAATCTTCGCAGCTAACCTAAAGAGAATCATGGACGAGCGCGAAATCGACGCGCCGAAGCTCGCCTCCATGATCGGCCTGGAAAAGCAGGCCGTTTACTCGTGGCTTAAGAAGAAGTCGTTCCCGTCGACTTCGAACCTGCAGAAGCTGATTGACGAGCTTCATGTCACGAGCGACGCCTTGCTCGCCATGCACCCGAACGTCAAGAAGGGAATGGCCGCGATTCCGCTCTACGGTACCGTGGCGGCAGGCACACCGATCGAGATGCTCCCGGTCGACGACATGAAGGAAGCGCCGGCTCGTTACATCGACGACGACCCCGACGCCTTCCTGGTGCGCGTGCACGGGACGAGCATGAACCGGATCGTGCCGGATGGGAGCTATGCGCTCGTCTCCCCGAAATACCGCGAGGCGAACGACCGCGACATGTTCCTGGTGACGGTGAACGGGTACGACGCGACCATAAAGCACGTAAACGTCCTGGCGAACGGCGTGGAGTTGATACCAAACAGCTACGATCCGACGTTCCGCCCGGAGGTGTTCGATTTCGCCGATGTGGACGAGTCGTACGTGAAGATTCTCGGCAAGGTCGTGTGGTGGTGTGCCGAGTTCTGACAGAAAGGAGAGCATTCATGAATAGGAAACCAGTAATAGCGGCTGCTTTAGGCATCGTGCTCGCACTTGGACTCTACGCTTGCGGGAGCTCGTCATCTGCAAGCTCCCAGAGCGCACAAGCATCATCCTCTGCTGTTTCGAGTAGCAGCGCATCTGCAAGCGCGTCGAGCGAGTCAAGCGCGTCGAGCGGGGCGGCAATCGCTAAATTCGACGGCAGCGGTTTCTCGGATACTGGCGATGGGTCGTTTTACCTGAACGGCCCCGGCGGCAACAACGAGGACGGTCACGTGCTGCAAATCGCGTCCAGGAAGAGCATCACGTTCATGCAGATTGATGCTTGCTTCAGCAATGGCGACGGGTCTGTGGGAACCGTTTACATCGACGGCATAGAGAACATGAAGATGAACGCCGCCGCTAACGAGTACAGGACGATTATGAACCTCGAGGGCGACGCCCTCGCCCCTGGCGTCCATACGGTCGAATTCGTCCGGATGGAAGGCGACAACCCCGCTATATACAAGAAATCTCAGTACGAGATCATCGTATAGGGAAAAGTTCGCCCCCGCGCGTCCGGCAAGACAAATCGCGGGGGCATGAGCACCAACCGAATGAACGGAAGGCAAGGTGATTCTACCATGAAGGTAACCGGTAGCTCCATCCAGCAGATCGAGAAGGACAGGCCGAAGTCGAAGTGCCGCAAGTGGCGCTTGTGGGCCACCACCGAGCAGGGGCGCAAGTCCAAGAGGTTCACTGGGACGTACACTGAGGCCTCAGACGCCCTGAGGGCGTGGGTTTCCGAGCTGGAGGGAACAGTGCCCAACCCGGCCACGTTCGAGTCGTACGCGCGCTCCTGGCACCGCTGGCGGGTAGAGTCGGGCGATTACTCCCCCAACACCATGGCGGCGGAGGCCACGTCGCTGAACGCCGTGTGCCGCACGGAGATCGCCGGCATGAAGATGGACGAGATCACGCCCGAGATATGCCGCGAGGAGCTGCTGTGGCTCAAGACCCACCCACTGAGGGGAGACGAGTACAAGCCGTCGTCCATGGGCAAGTTCCACCAGGTGCTCTTCTGCGCGATGCAGCAGGCCGTGGACGACGGGAAGCTCGCCAGGAACCCCATGGCCTCCGTGAAGCGCCCCAGGGTGCGCGTCGAGGAGCGCGAGGCCCTCTCCCCCGACGAGCTGCAGCTGTTCCTGAACCGGGTCGACACCCTCCCCACGGACGGGAGGACGGTCGCGCTCTACCTCATGGCGTGCCTGGGCTTGCGCAGCGGCGAAGCCTGCGCGATGCGCGACGAGCAGTTCGGGAAGACGGCATCGGTCGATTCGACTGTCCGAGGCGCCGACGGCTCCATCGGAGAGCCGAAGAGCAAGGCGGGGATCAGGACGCTGCCAGTCCCGCAGAGGCTCGCGGACAAGGTCGGGGAATGGCGCTCGATAAGGCGCTCGGTCGGCTTCGGGGGCTCGGAGACGCTGTGCTGCAACACCAAGGGCGGCGTGATGACGACCAGCGCGATGGAGAACTGGTGGCGCAACACCGCGAGGGGCAAGATAGGCTGCGACGGGATGACGCTGCACCAGCTGCGCCACTCGAACCTGTCGATGATGGCGAGGCACATGTCGGTCTTCGACTTGCAGAGGTACGCCGGGTGGTCTAGCATAGCCCCAGCGAGGATATACGTGCACGACGACCTGGACGCGGTGACGCGCGCCGTCGAGATGGCTTGGAAGTGACCCATGGGGTGGTGCGTTCCTGGTGCGTTCGATCCCGTGCCGTGGTTTTCGACAATGGGAGGTTTCGCACGCTGACCTGCGATTATGAATTTCCAGTGTGGGAAGTGCCTTGAGAATGTTTCCCCAGGTGGGAAACGAATCGCACGGTATGCTAGAATTTGCGCTTTTCCATTTCCCCAGTTCAGAAGCTTGTTGTATGTCGGTTGGTGCGTTTTTGGTGCGTTCGGTCTTTTTTCTCTGCCAATTCTAGCGCATAAACGAGAAAAATCCCCCGCCGCCATGAGGCAGCGGGGGTATCCAATGGGCGCCCTAGCGAAGACAGCCGAAATTCCGATGGTTACTTGCGCCCATGTGGAGTCGATATGGCGGCGACCGCGAAGGCCGCGATTATGGCCGCGAGGCAGGAGATCGCGATGTTAGACACGCCACGCCACTCCCTCGTAGACCCAGCCCTGCGAGACGAGGCCGTCGCGCTCCTCTGTCCCCATAGTCCACAGGTGGTCGCCGGCGTTGGGGTTGAACAGGCGGTAGACCTCACCGCCCTCCTGGTTGACGAAGAACGGGACGCCCTCGTAGCGCCACCCTGCAGCCTGCAGGCGCTCGCACTCCGAGTAGTCGACCGTCCAGAAGTGGTCGATGGAGTTCGGGTTCAGCATGCGGAACACGGGGTAGCGCCCCGGGCAGGGAGCCGTGAACATCACGCCCTCGTCGGCCCAGTGCTCCTCGTTCACGAGCTTCTCGATCTCGGCCTTGCTGGTGGTGTAGAGGTGGTCTCCGCCGCCGTCGGGATGATAGAGCCGGCGTACCTCGCCGCCCTCGTTGATTACTGGCTTCAAGTCGTCCTCCTTCAACATGGGGATTTCTGCTGGCGGGATGAGCATGATGGTCCACCCGCCCGGGTTTGGCGTGACGGAGATCTCGTCTCCCGTCTGGTCGCCCGGCTCGCCGTACGCGTCGCCCGTCTCGGAGCAGTGCGCCCCGGCGTTCATGCCGTCTCCCAGGTGCAGCTCGACATGGCCGGGCTTCCACAGGACGTATCCGCGCTTCGGGTTTCCGTCGTACTCGACCGCCGTCCAGCCCGCCTGCTCGAACACGGGGATGATGGTGCCCGTGTAGCGCGTCTCGTCCGGCCCCCAGCCGACGTCGAATCCGGCGATGTGCGCCGAGTCCCAGATGAACGTGGCGCAGTCGCGGTCCTGGCCCCAGCGGCCCTGCATGTCCTGCGTGTAGCCGTGGGAGTCGTCGGCCGCGTAGGCCACCGCGTAGTTGCACATGTCCTCGACGCGGTGCGTGTACTCGACGTATCCTGAGCCGCCCGGAGCGCCGCCGTAGTAGGACGCGAACTCGGCGCGGTCGCCGTAGAACACGTTCACGTCGAGCGTGCCGCCGTAGCCGCCCAGGTGAGTGGTCGAGCTGTACTGGTAGCACTTCACGCACGGGAAGCTGCCGCTGCCCCACGTGAGGTCGGGGTCGTCCACGAAGCCGTAGACGCCCTCGTAACGGTACAGGTAGGACGCCATCCACAGCGGCCTGTTGGCGATTGGTCTGCAGTCTGCCGAGTTGACGAACGAGGCGCCCGAGTAGAACCAGGTGTTGCATCCCGTCTCGGCGGCTACCGTGTCCATCCACGACTGCGCCCACCCGATGGGCAGATCCAGCGCGTCCGCCTCCCAGTCGAGGCACATGAGCGCCTTGCCCACGTAGTCGGCCACGTGGCTGAGGAAGTGGATGGCCTCGCCGTAGGCGTCGCCCTCGTAGCCGTGGTCTCGGGCGTAGTGGTACAGGCCGAGCATCTTGCCCGACGAGAGCACCTGGTCTGCCTGGCGTCGGAAGTCGGGGTTCACGAAGCCGTCGCCGCCCGTGGCCTTGACGATCACGAAGTCGCAGTCGATGGCGGATACGTCGATGCCCGACTGGTGGCCTGAGATGTCGATACCTCTAAGCATCGGCTTCCTCCTTTTTATTCTCGAGTTCTGGTAATCCCGCCACGCTGGTCAGCAGCGACAGGATGCCCGCGAGCAGCGACGCGCTGCCGACGAACGCCCACTGCACGTCGCCCATGGCCGCGCTGGTGCCGATGGTCGCCACGGCTGTCTGCGCGACGGTCTTGATGGCGCGGATGCCGGCTGCCTTGCACCATTCCTTGATGTCGTAGTTCATGGTCTCACCTCCTACTCGTGGAGTTTCTCCATCTTGGCTTCCAGTTTGTCGTCGCGCTCCTTCAGCTCGTCGATGCGCTTGAATGCGGTATGCACGTCGCCTTCCAGCTTGAAGGTTCGCTCCATGACGTTGTTGTGCTTCTCGACCTGCTCCTTGAGGGCTCGTATGAGAGCTGTCTGCTCCGCGTTCTGCACCCTGAGCTCCTCGAACTTGTGGTTGTTCGAGGCGTTGGTCGCTACGTACGCCGTCACGACCGCGAGCGCGATGGTGACGATCGGTGAGATGAATGGCGTGAAGTCCATACTCGCCTTTCTGACGTTGGCTAGGGGACTTTCGAACACTTGTCCCCTAGCTTGATTGTCCTATCGGGAGGGCCGTTTGTGTTGGGTCTTTTCCGTCCTACAGGGAGTTCTTGCTGTATATCGCAGTACATACCACGCTTCCGGTACCCGATGACCCACCACCCGCTGCAACCCATACGTTCGTAGTAGAGCTTGTCGGCACCTGCATATAGCACGACCCGACCCATCCGCTTGTTGCGCAGTGGACCCAGCTGACGAACGTGTAACCGCTGACGGTTGGAGCCGTCACGCTCTTCGCCCTGCCGTTTATCTTGTCGACGGTGACGGTTACTGACCTGGCGACGACGAAGCCAGACGCCCCCGTGATTGCCTGTGAACTCCACGAGGCCCCGCCGTCCGTCGACTTGTAAAGCCGCACATTCCCGCCGCTATCGACCTGAAGGCGGTAAATGACACCATTGTGATCAACCTCTAACGAAGACCATGTATTGCCGTAGGCTATTGGATACGTGGGGTTGATGCGGGTGATCGTCATGCGACCACCCCCATAGCTACGCGAGCGTCACTCTCTTCCAGGCACTCCACGACAAGGGCGCGCCGAACTTCGCCCTGAACCAGACCTCCCCCATGTTGAACACGATCTGGGTAATGACCTGGTTGCTGAACGCAATCACAACGATGTAGCCGTATATCGCCGATGATGTCGGTTTGTTCGCTGTCATGCCGTTCGACGTGTAGTAGATGGCCGATGTCGTAAGGTCGTTGAAGTTCCCGGTTACGTAGCCTTTGTACACGAGCAAGTTGCCAAAATCCCTCGCGTCCAGGACCCTGTTGTTCCCCTCTTCCACGTACACGGTGCCATCCAGAACGAGCGATAGCTTCCCCGCGCTTGGGCAGTCTCTCCTGAAAGCCATTGACGAGTTGTTCGCCGCGTCTAACCCGTTGACAAACGTTCCGGTCTGCACGCCCCATTCCTGAGAGCCCACATGAGTGAACCCATCCCAATAATTCTTCGGAGTGTATTCGGGGTTTAATCGGGTGATGCTCATTTAAAGCACCCCCCCCGAGGCGTTTACGGCAAGATGCCTACCACGACGATACCGAATGTCGAGTTCGAGGCCAATGCACCAAGAGTCTTGAGCCACATGTTCTGAGAGGCGACTACGTATCCCACGGCGTTGTCCGAAGACACGATGGCTGGCTGTAAGTTCGTGGACATCGGGGAGAACCCGGAGCCGGTGTTTAACGCGCTCGTATGGTACACATCCATGTATGCAACGACCACTCTGCCATAACGCCTCCCCGAAACGTTCGATACGGAGTAGCCGCTCTTCGGCGTAATGGTCAGGCCGAGCTGTGACTGGTTCTTGACTGGGGTACTCAACGAGTTGAGTAGGTTCTCGGTAGTTGTCCAATACAGAGTCCCGCCATCCGCGAACGAGTCCATCGTGATGGCGTACCGCGCTGATGCCTTCTCGGGCAAATCCCCGGCCACGCCCTTCAGGTCCGACAGCTTCATGATGGGGTTGAGCCTGGTGATGGTCACTTAGACCACCGCCTTGCATGGAGTCGTGACGACCCCCCCCCGAGGCGGTTACGACAGCGTGAACCTCTTCCACGCGCCCCAGCTCCCGCCGCTGCAAGTCCTGTAGTAGACGGCTGGAGTCGATGTCCACGCTATCTGCGTGGCGTAGCCCGAGTTGTTGTCGAACCGCGTGACCATCACGTTCACCCAGGAGTTCGCAACGGGGGCGTTCGTCGGGTTGAAGCACGAGTAAAACCCGTTCGCGTTCAAGTCGTTCAGGTTCTTCTTCGTCTGCCCGTAGTTCGTGTACGTCATCATGCCGGTATGGGAGTGGCTCGACGCCGCGGCGTCTATCGCGCTCCTCCAGGCTGCAGGATGGCTCACAGATACCCGAGGCGTCCCGCTCGCGTCGATGTCCATTCGAAGCCCGTTGTACACGTTCGAGCCGTTCACGTTCCGAAGCGTCTCCAGCTGAACGCCCTCGTATCCATCGCTCAGGAACGGTCCCCTCAAATACCCGATTTCCATACCATCCATATCGCGGATGGAAACAGCCGTGGCCCAAATGTGAGAGGATACAGCGACGTCCCTCTTCACCGATGTCTCGATGACTGCGATCGGGTTGTTCCACTCCTGGGGGTTGATTCTCGTGATGGTCATCTAGCACCACCCCGTTAGGCGGCGCGTATGACCTTCCGCACGACGGCGTAGGGCTGCATGATTCGCATGGAAGACCCCCCCCCGTATTCTTTATCGCGTTATTCGCGTCGTCGTTCCACTCTCTACCGCGGACCATCTCGGCGCGATACGACCAAGTGCTCGTCGCGGTGCCGCCGGAGCCAGCGAAGTTGGTTCCTATCGAGTGCCTGTGCGATGGCAGCTCGTTAACGGTGATAGCGTGCTGTGGCTGGCCTCCTCGCTCGCCGACCACCGAGCCTCTACCATGCTGGCCGACAGGGAACTCTCCCCAGGTATTGATTGTATTTGCCCCGTTCGCCCCCTGGCCAACGGCGACGCGCCAGCGCAGGTCGGGCAGGTTGAACGTCGTGGAGCCATCCCCCGTCCCCCACGCGGTGCCTATGGCCGCGAACAGCTTGGGGTAAGCCGTCCTGCTCACCGCCGAGCCGTCGCATTCCAGGTAGCCGTCGGGGACGGTGCTCCCCGCGTAGTCGAGGATTGTGCCGACCGGCACGTCTAGCCTTGATTGCATGCTGCCTCCTTATTGTCCGTCGCAGTAGTAGTAAGCCGAGTTCGTGGGGTTGAGGACGAAGCACGGGGTCACGGGAAGGGTCGACTCGTCCGAGGACTCCGACCATCCAGTGCGGATGAACGTCGGGTAGCACAGCTCGTTGTTGAACTTCACCGCGTCGAGGAAGTTCACGTCGTTCTCGAACGTCGTGTTGCCCTCGAACGTCGCGTTCATGGCGACTTGCAGCCCCGGGCCAGTCGATACCGTCCCGATCGCCACGCCATCGCCGCCCTCGTGGAAGTCCATCAACGCGGCTATTGCAGGCAGCACGCTTTCCAGGAACGCCGTGTGCTCGAAGTTGTCCGAGGCCGTGATGCGCCATTCGGCTTGCTTGTTCGGCTCCTGGCCCGACCACGCCTCGACCGTGATGATGTTGCCGTCGACCGACTCGCTCCATGTCGGCGTGACAGCCGTGCCGTCCTTTGCGAGAGCTTTCGTCACCGTCTGCGTGTAGCCGCTCGGTATGTACCCGCCAACCTCGTACTTGGCGTATATGTAGGCGTACTCGCCTTCCTCGTCGTAGGTCGTGTCGTACACGTCGAGGACGCGGGAAACACGCATCGAGATCATCCGCAGGACGGCATCGTCGCCGTAGAAGTGGACGTGCTCGTTGCCGTCCAACGACACCACGTTTCGCCAGTTCCTTATGTTTGCAATTGATAGGTTGCTCGGGATGAGGTATATCTGGCCACCTGCTAGGCCAGACCCCGAGAAGACCTTCCACCAGTTCGACCCGCTGTCAACGGTCGGCCCGCATTTGACCGTGATGTTCCCCGTAAGGTTCGTGCATGCGCCGAGGCAGCATTCTGTGTTCGTGACCGATGCGGGAAGTGCAGGCGGTGGCGTGGTCATAGAAGAGCAGTCGTAGAAACAGTACCCTATGTCCACGACGTTCTGCGGTAACGAAGGAGCAGCCGTCAATGCGCGGCAGGAGTGGAAGCAGTGGTTCATGTCCGTCACGCTGGCGGGGATTGACGGGGCCGTGGTGATGCTCATGCAATTCGAGAAGCAGTAGTTCATGTATATCGGGCCGCTCGATAACTGCGGCACGCTTTCCATGAGCCTGCAATCTGAGAAGCAGTACTTGAGGCTGGTCACCGAACCGGGTATCTCGTAAGGCGCTGATTTGAGCGCCGTGCATCCGTAGAAGCAGTAATCCATGTTTGTGACGCCGGACGGTATCAACGGTGCGGTCTGCAACGCAGTGCATTTGTAAAACGTCGACGCCATGTATGTCGCTGTTGTCGGGAGCGTCGGTGGATTGACTAAGCTCGTGCAGTTCCTGAAGCAATTGTCTATTTGCGTCACCGTGTACGTCACGCCGCCGTACGTGACGGTGTTGGACATGTTTGCGTAGCTCGTCTTCGTCTTGTCGGCTGCCGCCGCGCTGACCCTATTGTCGCTTCCGAGCGTCGTGTACTTGTAATCGCCGATTGTGAAAGTGGCCACGTCACTCCTCGCTTCCTATCCATTGCAATCTCAAGTTTCCGCTAGGCATTTTTGTCCATTGCCAGTCCCCGACCCTCATCGAGCTGATGACGACCGTCCTGTCGATGTGAAGCTCCTGGCCGCTCACGTAAGCGACCTCTAGCTGCGAGTTGGCCCACAGGCCGATGTGCGGCTTGTCATCGACTATGCCGATGGAGATGTGCGCGCTCCGCTCGTCGCCTATGACGGCGCTCGAGCCGTACTTGCCGACCAGCACGCCGCCCCTGTACATGTAGACGCCGCGCTCATGCTGGCCGTTAACGGTGCCGATGTGCACCCTGTCCGACGTGCCGTCGAACATGAGGTCGAGGCCGTAGTCGGTCTGCATGATGTGCGATTGGAGGTAGTTCTGGACGGACTCGTCAACCGCGAACTCGTAGTATTCCGACAGCCTCGACTCGTCGGGGTCGAACACGTACGTGTAGACGGTGGACAGCTCGTACCACCCCTCCTCGGAGGGGTCCTCGTCGCCGACGGGCGTCACCGCCGAGTACGTCTCTGTCTCGGGGTCGTACTCGTAGTACGTCTTTGTCTCGACAACCTCCTCGTCCTCGGTCGGGAAGTAGGTGTCGGTTCGCGTGTAGTAGTTCTTGCCGCTGACTATCGAAGTGTCCTCGGTCGGGAAGTAGTAGCCGTGCTCGGCTATCCAGTTGACCGTCCCAACGACCTTCTCGACCTCTGACAGGCCGTATGCGGCGTACTGCGCTGATTGGTGGGCATCTGATGCCGATTGCGATGCGGCGTTGGCTGATTCCTTCGCCTCCTGCGCGGTTGCGGCGATTCCGTTTGCGGTTTCCAACGCTATCGCGGCGGATTGCTTCGCCTCGTTCATGGAATCGTAAGCGGCGGATGCGGAACGGTAGGCCGATTCCGCGTAGTTCGTCGCGCTCGCGGCCATCTGAGCCGCGCTCTCGGCCTTCTCGTCAACAACCTGGACGCTCGCCACGCCCGCGCTAGGATTCGAGATGTTCGAGTCGATTACGGCGCGCCCGTCGCGGATCGTGACGCTCACGGTGTCGCCTGCCGATGCTTCCACGGAGGAACGGCGCACGGGCGTCACGGAGTCGGCACCGGGCAGAAGCACCCACGCCTTGCCTTCGGAATCCTCCCCCATGTACTCGCACGGCATCGTCTGCTGGTCTACCCCGAGCGCCTTGGCTATCTTCGAGTCGATTGCGGTTCCCACCGCATCGGCGATGATTCCAGATGCGTCCGTCATGCCATCACCTCCATGCCCGATTTCTCCGTGACCTTCACGCCCCTGCCGCATTCGATGTTCTGCGTCATGACTCGCAAATCGCCCTCGATGCCGTTCGCGGCTTGCATGGCATGCACTACCGAGAACGGGAACACGTTCGGCCAGTACTCGCGCTCGTACGTGAACGTGCGGGTGATCGTGGATTCCTCGGCGAGCTTTCGCCGCGCGTACATCTCGAGCGACTCACCATCAACCAGCACGGGGGACGTGTCGACTTTATCGACCCAGCGTCCGCGCTGGGGGTAGCCGAGCATCGAGCCCTCGTCGGTGTTCTCTGCAACTGCCACTTCGCCGTCATCGACCGCGTAATAGCGGTTAGGGACGTCCACTATCGAGAAGTCATCGTCAACACCAGGAAGCAGCAGGCCCGCATTGGCATCGTCGAGCGCGAGCGCGGGGTCGGTCGGCTTCGCCATGACCGTGATGCGGCCCAGGCCGTCTATCTGCATGCACCAGCCTGCGGCGTTCAGCACCGTCCAGGCAGCTTCCAGGTACGTGCAGCCCACGTCGAACACCACATCGTCCACGAGCGTGAACGAGCCGTCGACGCTCACGGGCGCGGGCGTGCATTCGCGCAGGATTCCCGCCACGTAAGCGGCCCCGTCGCACGACGCGGGCGCGTAGGCGCCGCGAGGCATGCGCCTGTCGGCTGCTGGCTGCAACGTTGACCTGCCGCGCGCCTTCACCTCGCACGCGCCCCTCTGCGTCCGCGCCGAAATGCGCTCGAACAGGAGCGTGGCCATCGCGATCCGCTCGATGGAGTCCTGCTCGGCGACCATGTAGATGCGGTACCACGCCGACTCGAGCGAGCCGACCAGCGCCATCTCCCCCGTTTCCAGCAGCGGGACGTCGCCCGTGCAGTCGCGGTCGATGGAGACCGAGCGAACGCCCTCTAGAGCGCCCGCATCGCCCCATGTGGACGGGTCCACGCGCTGGACTTCCCATCCAGCGGAGTAGCCGCCTAACCAGTCCGTCATTCTTCCTCCTCGACGTGCGCCTCGAAGTCGGCGGTCAGTTTCATGGCGGTGACGGCGATCGAAGCGCCCACCGCAGCGGAAGTGCACGCGGCGTCAAGCCCGTCGACGTCGGCGTTGCACTGGAACGCGCCGCCGTCTGCCGTGCGGCAGAAGCACGCGCCCGGATGCTCGCCCATCTTGCGCAGCGCCCCGAGGGTTTCTGAATCGAAGCGCAGCACGTTTGTCTTGTAGCTGCCCTTGGAGATGACAGCCTTGTCGTAATATCCGTTCACGGAACCGTCGACGTGGGAACGCGCCTCGAAGTCCTTAGAGTATGAATCGGACAGCTCGAGGTCATACGGCAGCTCGACCGACCCGCCGTCCCAGTCGAAGCGCAGGGCGTCCACCGGCAGCGAGTACTCGAAGTCGGCGAACTCCACGTCGCCGTCCTTGGTGCGAACCGCCACGCGGTACGACGAGTCGCCGAACGGGGCGTACGGGTCCACTAGGTTGTCCGTTGCCGATAAGTCACGCGCTACGAGCACGTAGCCCGTCCACGTCTTGCGGTAGACGTCGTGGACGTCGCCCGACGCCCATCCAGTCGGTTCCGCCAGCTCGATGGTGGCAGACCTGTTCTCGGCATCGACCGATACGGTCACGCCGTTCGGCACAGGCGCCTGGCGCGCCCATGCGACCGTGAAGCCGCATTCCACGACTTCTGATGTGAGGCCAGCCACGGGCTCGACGGCCTGCACGGAGAGATCGTACGAGCCGTTGTCTATGAGCGCGAGGTTCTGCGGAAGCTCTATCTGCGCCATCAGGCACTCGCCGTCAGCCGCATGCGCTGCAAGCTCGGCAGCGGCCTCGGTTTTCGCTGTCAAGGCGTTCGCTATGGCCAGCTCCGATTCGGCTGTCATCTCGTACCAGCCCTCGGATGACGGATCGTCGCCCTCCTGCGGCTCCACCTCAACGTAGGCTTCATCGACAAGCTCGTAGTACGTCTTCTCTGGGTCCGCTTCGGTGTCGGTGGACAGTTGGTACTCGGCGGCATCGACCGCATCGTCATACGCCGTCTCAGCGGCTGTCACGGCATCCGATAGCTGTTCGCGCAGCAGCGTGTCAGCCCATGTCGCGGGCGTCCACGCCACGGCCAGCGCCTCGGTCCACACCGTCGTCCCTGCGAGCTGGTCAGCGTCGCCGTCGGGCGCGTTGAGCGTCACGCCGCGCGATGTCAAAGTTGCGAGCAGCCTGGAACCAGCGGTGTCGGTGTAAGCCTCGAAAACGGCGGGCTGCGCGGTCAGGGAAGACGAGCACGCGCACTCGCATGCGGGCGCTTCCGCTATGCCCACCGTCACGGCGTTGGATGACGTCAGGCCGCCGCCGCATCCTGCTGAAACGTAGAACGACAGAGACGTGGCATCGCCGTAACGCTCTGGCGGGATTATGGCGTGGCAGATGCTGCCCGTGCCCTCCTCTATCGCCACGAGCGCGTTGCCGTATGGGTGGATATGCCATTCTGCCTGGGGCTGTTCGCTTCCCACCGTCCAGTAGCACTCGATTGACTCGCCGCGTGCGACTGCGGAAGGTGCACTTAGAACCACCTCGCTCGGCGCGGCGAACGGCGTCACGCTCATGGGCGCGCTGTAGCCGCTCCACACCTTCTCGGTTCCGTCGTAGCTCGTGCGCGCGGCGATGTAGTAGGTGGCGCCCTCTTCAAGGTCGCGCAAGTACAGCGTTCCCGTGTAGGCCCAGTCGTTCGATTGGCTCGCGGCGTCCTTCCAGTTGAACTCGGTGGACGCTGGCGGCGCCGAGGACTCCCAAGCGTCGGGGTCCTTCGACCACGACACCTCGGTCGCCGTCCTGTCGCCGCTCCAACCCACGACCACGACGGCGCTCTTGCCGTCGCTTCCGCCAGTAACGGACACCAGGCCGCACCGGACGTCGGCGGCGGCCGATGCCGATGGCGTGGCGAAGCTGGCCGTCTTGGAATACGGGCTGTACGATGTCGCGCTGCCAGAAGAGAAGTAGCGGCGGGCTCGCACGAAGTACGTCGTTCCTGGCGTCAGGCCGCGAAGGTACACCGTCTGCTTCTTCGGCCAGTCGGTGTCGCCCGTGACCGGTGCCCACGTCGCGTTCAGCAGGCTAGGCTGCTGGTTGCTCCACCAGGCGTCCTCGTCTGGGCTCCAAGTTACCTCGGTGCCGGTGTTGTCGTTGTCCTCGTCTATCCCGATGACAAGCGTGGCAGACGTACCGCCCGTGTCGCTTGCAACCGATGCGATGCCGCACGAGTCATCTACGGCTGATTCGGTTGCGAACGAGTACGTCGAGCTGTAGCCGCTGTACACCGTCTCGTTGTCCTGCGTCCTGTAACGGCGCATGCGCACGTAGTACGTCTTGCCGCTGGTCAGCCCCGTGACCGAGACCGTGCGGCTCTTCTTGTACTTCGTGGACGCCCTCACCGTGTCATCGCCCGTGAACGTGGCCTTGCTCGGCCCGCTCGTGGAGTTCCACGCCGACGGGTCATCCGACCACGAAATCTCGCAGCCCGTGTTCGATGTCGAGTCGGTGTAGCCCATCGCCACCGTCGCGCTCGTGCCCGTCTTGGCAGGCTCCACTCCGATGATGCCCACCGTGGCCGTGCAGACCAGCGGCGGCTTCGCCGTGTAGATGCAGTCTGCGCGCTTGGCCTCGCCGTAAACCGTGAAGTTGTCGGCGGTCGACTTGATGCGGTAATAGACGTACTCGCCGAGGTCTGGGTCGACCGACCCGTACGAGTCGTACAGCGCCTTGCAGTTCCCATCGTCACGGGCTCCGCTGACGTCGGACCAGGTGCCCGACCACGCGTTGTTCTTGTAACGGCGGCGCTGCAACTGCACGTTGCCGGTGTTCGCGCCGACCGAGACCGCTACGCGAATCCTGCCGGACGATGACTTGCGGTCGCACGTTATGCCCGTGATCGTAGACGGCGACGGCATGGCCACCTTGCGCTCCGCGTACACGGCGTTCTTCTTCGCGGGGTTGTCGCCCTTGATTCCGCGCGCGTACGCCCAGCATTTCAGGATGACGAACTTGCCTGAATCCAGATTCGTGATATAGCCCGACACATCGAAGGTCTTCTTCCACTCGGTCTGGCCAGTGGCAGACCAGTCCATCAGCGTGGCTTCCTTGCCGTCCTGCTTGCGGATGGACACGCGGATCATGGTGTCGATGCGCTCCATCGTGTCGTAGTCGGTCGACTTGCTCTTTACCGTGACGGTGGCCTTCGCGCTGTTCGTGTCGTACGTCCACGCGACAGTCGGCTTGTCGGGCAACGTGAACGTGAAGCTCGCCGCTCCCGTCCACGGCCCGTAGAGGCACTTCCCGTTGTTCGCGCGCTTGTGGTAACCACGGACCCATGCGGTCATCTTGTCGACCGTCTGCTCCGTGTAGGGGTAGAACGCGCGCCGAGTCAGCGAGGTGTTCTTCCACGGGTTGAAGTTGCCCTTGAACTCGCCGTACGTCTGGCCGTTGGATGTCTCGTTCGCGCCGATGTAGTCATCGTCGGTTATGTCCGCCCCGGGTTTCTCGATGCACCACTCGACCTGCTGGCCGGTGAACGCGGCGGGTCCGCTCGTCGCGCCCGATGGCTGCTTCCACGATGCGCGGAACGAGTTCACCTCGCGCTTGATCGCCAGGCCCGTTGGTTTCTTCGACGGCGTGACGTAGCTGTCAGCTATCGCGGGGATGCTTATCGACGTGTGCGTGTTGCCCGTGTGCCCCTTCGCGGATGCGGTGAACTGCAGGGACACGTTCTGGCTGTACTCGGTCTTGTCGAACGTCTTGTGGGCGTTGGCTCCCGCCGGGTACCATCTCGTGCCCCACCACTCGACGTGCGTCTGGCTGCCCGAGAAAACGCTCGTGCCGTTGGACGTCAGGGACACGCTGATGCTCACGCGCGAATCATCGTCCTCGCTGTCGTAGTCGTTGACGTAGAGGCTGAATCGGTTCAGCCTCACGGTGTAGCTCGACGACGAATTGGACACCGTGTAGTCGAACTCGACTCTGTACATGCCGTTGCCCTGCGTGAACGGGCATTCCAATGTGATGTACGACATCTATGCCTCCGTGTTCAATATCGATTCGAGCCTGCGCGCAACGTCGCGCGCGAGCTTGTTCGCATCGTCGCCAGCGTCGTAGTTGAGGTTCACGGTCACGTTCGCGCCCGTGCCGACGAGCGACTTGAGCTGCGAGAGCGGTGCAACCACTTCGGGCTCGCTCGCATCGCCAACGCCGATGAGCCTCGGCGAGTTCGCCGGGAAGATGCCGCCGGATGCGTACCACTCGATGTTCGGGAGCAGCATGCTCCCCAGGAAGCCCAGGTCCGTGTCGACCAGGCTTACATGTGGTGTCGGGAAGTGTATCGAGCCGATCGCCTCGGTGATCCTGTCGCCGATTCCCGTGAAGAACCCGACGATCTGGTCGGGGATGCCGCTCACGAAGTCCTTGGCTTCGTTGATCGGGCCCTCTATCGCGCTCTTCACGTCATCGAAGGTCGTTTGGACGAACCCGACGAATTCCTCGAAGCCGTGGATGGCGTCGCTGATTGCGTTCGCGGCGGTCTCGACGGTCTCGGATGCCACCTCGAACGCGAATCCTATCCCTTCGCACGCCGTGGCCGTGGCCTCGGCTATCATGGCGACCACTGGTGCCAGCGCCTCGATGACGGGTATGAGCCCGTTTATCATTCCGCCGACGGTCTCGCCGAAGCTCCTGGCGTCGAGCTGCGGGCCGTCGCCGAACGCGTTGCCCACCGCCTCGGCTATCGGCTCGAACGCGGCTGCGAACCCCTCGAAGTCGATGGAGCCGAGCAGCCCGTCCATGAACTCGCTGACCGTTTCCTGGATGCCCTGGAACGCCGGAACGATCACGTCGGACAGCAGCGTCGAGAATGACTCGACCAACGGGGCGAATATCTCAGCTCCCGTCATCGTGATGTTCTGCATCGCGATGTCCATCTTCTCGGATGCGGTGAGCGTGTCGTTGTACACCTGGTCCAACGCGCCCGCGCTGCCCTCGGTGATGGCGGCGTACATCTCCTCGAAGTCGAGCTGGCCGCTTTTCGCGGCGTCGTACATGGCGATACCGGCACGCGAGCCGAACAGCTCGATGGCGTCAGCGCCCGTGATGGTGCCGTCCTGAACGCCCTGGATGAACTGCTCGAAGCCCTCCTTGGCCGATATCCCCTCCTTGTTCCATTCGGCGACGCCCTTCTTCATGCCCGCGAGCACCTGCGAGCTGTTGACGCCCGCCTTCTCGAAGCTCGCCAGCAGCGCGATGCTCTCGTCGGTGGAGAAGCCCAGCTCGCGGAAGCTCGCGGCGTTCGCCGTGACGTTCTGGGCGAGCGTCGACACGCTGATGCCCGATTGCTGTGCCGCGACGGTGAGCGTGTCGAGCACATTCGAGTACTCGCTGGCGTCGATTCCCGCGTTGTTCATCATGCGGGTGACGTCCTGGATGGCCGCCGTCGCGTCCACCCCGTTCACCTTGGCGTACTTCATCGCCGCTTCCGATGCGGCCTCCAGCTCGTCGCCCTGCAAGCCGAGCCTGGTGTTCAGCTCGCCTACCGCCGAGCCTATGTCGCCGAAGTCGCCCACGACGCTCGCGGCGACGTCCTTGTATACGTTGGTCAGCTCCTTGGCGGCCTCGCCGGTGGCCCCGGTCGCGATGATGACGTTGTTCGCGCCCTCCTCGACCTTCGCGTACGCGTCGAAGCCAGCCTTGCCGACCTCGGCGATGGTCGCCACGATCGCGGCGGGGACCACGAACTTCGTCATCGCCCCCGCGAGCGCGTCGTTGAACGCGACGCCGGCCTGCGAGCCGAAGCCCGACCCCATCGCGGTGCCGTCGACCGCCTTCGCCGCGCTGCTCGACACCTCGCTGCCGAAATCGTCTGACAGCTTCGGATACAGCGTCAGGTAAGCGGTGGCCAGCTCGCTAGCCATCTTCGCCTCCGTTCTCGGCGATGAGCGACCCGACGAATTCCATCATCTCGTCAACGCCCATGCGGACGCTCTGCCCGTCATCGCCGTCTTTCTCTGGTATCGGTATCAGGAGCCTCGGCCTCGTGGACTCGTCGCTGGACGCCTTGGAGTGCGCCCAGTTCCACTCGTGCAGGTGGTGCTCGATGAGCGCCAGGAGGCAGAGCTCGGTTGTCCACTCGTTCAGCGGGTCATCTGCGACTCCGCACCTCGAGTCCCTGGGGAGGTTTGCGGCCAAATCGGCGGCATGGAGAACCGTGTAATCGGAACCCATGCCGTCGAGATTCAGGCCGTAGTACTGCTGGAAGTCTGCTCGCAGCTTGTCCTTGCGGTTGCGCAGCAGGAACGCGAGCCTGGCTAGTTTTTTGCCCCGACCGCCTCGAAGAAGGCGGTGAGCCACCCGCCGAACTCCTCGTCGCGGGATTCCAGCTCGTCCATGAGCGAGTACCGCTTGCCGCCGAACAGCATGCGCATGATGCGCGCGTTCACCACCAGCTTCTCGGAATCGTCAAGCTCCTCATCGCTGATGTCGCCCATCGCCATGATGAACTTCTGGCTCGTGAGCACGGACGGGTCGTACTCGACCTCGACCCCGCGCACCTCGACGGTCTTCCTGCCCTTGTCGGCCATCAGCGCCCCCTATTCGGTCGTTGTGGTCGTGGTTGTGGTGTGCACGTCATCGGGCGTGTAGTAGACGTCGTAGCTCGTCTTCTCGCCCTCGTATGCGATGGCCGTGAACTTCATGCCGTACCCGAGCGGGTCGGAGTCGCTGTGCGGCACCTCGTCGGTGCTGCCGAGCTGCGCCTTCGGGATGACGCTCAGGTGGACGCGCCCGTCGCGCAGCTTCTCGGCGATGATGATGGAGTGCATCTCGTTGAACGACGCGCCGTCGTGCACGACCACGGCGTTCTCGTCATCGCCGATGACGTTCTCCGTGCCGTAACGCAGCCTCCACACGGCGACGTTCTGCTCGATCGGCTTGAACGAGTACGTCTCCTTGCGTGATGTTGTCTGCGTCACGACGATCGCGCCGCCCCATGCGGCGAAGTCCTTCGTGCTGTTCTCCTCGGCGTTGCTAACGTTGGAGTCTTGCGACATGTAGCCGAGAGCGACGAACGCGGGGTCGATGGTCACGTTGCCATCGGGTGCCTGCTTGTCGGACGGCAAATCTGTGCCATAGGGCGCGACGAGCACGCCTCCAGTGGCCAGAGGCTTCATCGCGGAAACCTTGCTGGAATCAGGGTTTGCCATGATTCCCTCCTATTCTCTTGGATGGTCGCGGCTATGCGCCGCAGTAGATTTCGACTGCGAGCACGTAACGGGGGAAATACCCGTTGACCTGCTCGGGGTAGTAGGATTTCTGCACCTCGGCGCTGAACACCTCGTCAACCGCGTCAGGCATCCTCAGCATCGCCATCACGGTGTCCTCGGTCAGTTGCTCGAGCGCGAGCCTGTCGCGGTCCCACACCTGCATGGTGAGCGACGCGTGGTCATCCACCTTCGTGACGGAACCGCCCGCCCGCTCGACCGTGACGAACGCGTCGGGGCGTTGGGCTGGCACGTTTGATGACACCGGCACCGCCAGCGCCGATGACAGGTGGGAAATCGCAGTTTCGAGCACGTTCATGCCGCCCTCCTATCTCGCGTGCCTTTGGAATATCGCGGGGTCGACGTTCGCCGTGCGCCTCGCGTGGCGGTCGTACGTATTCACGAACGCGTGGGCGCGTTTCTGCCCATGGGTTCCGACGCCGCTGCGGAACTCGCCGCGCTCCTCCGAGTTCATCGACTCGGCGATGCTGTCAGCGTGGCCCTTGAGCAACGACGTTACCCAATCGGATTTCAGCACGTCGGCTGTAGCGCCCTGGTCGATAGCGACCGACTCGATCTCGCCGATGCGGAACGTGCAGAGGCTAGCCATCTTTCATCGCCACCTCGACAATCCTGTTCCTGATGCGGAACGGCCTCGCCATCTGGCCGTCGGGGGTCGCCTTCGGGTCGCCGACGACCGAATACCAGGCCGTATCGCCAGGCACCATGACCTGGCACCCCCTCAGCGATGACGCGTCCGATTTCGGCCATACGCACGTGTATGCGACAACCGTTCCCTGCGGCCTGTTGGATTCGACCGAGTTCAGGGTTGCGCCAGCCTGCACGAGCACGTCAGATACCGTCCTCGGCTTGCTCCACGTGACGATGGCGTTGCCGAGCGCGTCCTTCCCGCTTGCAACGGGCGACCTAACGCTCACATCCACGCCCCTCATTCCGACCAGCCCCCGAAACGCGCGAGGCCGAACCCCGACATGTTGTCGCCCATCAGCGAGAGCAGCAAATCCAGCTCGTCATCGCGGATGCGCATGTCCGAATACGGCTGCGCGAAAGCGAACGTTTCCTGGAAGCCGCCCTGCGACTGCGAGTAGGACGTGATGCCGTCGGGCAGGTCCATTTCGGAGCCGCCGGTCTCGCCGAGCACGCGGTGCACCATGTCGATGCACACGTCCGAGAGCGCGCTCGCCAGCTCTTGCCCGGGGGTCTCGGGGACCGCTGAGCCGCGCATTGACAATGCGGCGTCTATCTTCCGCGACGCCTTCGCCAGGTAAGCCGACAGGCGGGCATCGGTGACCACCGTGTCGTAAACCAGGCGGTACGCCGCGCTGTCGGCGTAAGCCATAGTTACCCCCTTGCCGCCTCGATAGCCGCGATGAGGTCGGCCTTCCTCGGCTTTTTCGGGATTTCGATGTTCTCCTCATCGCAAATGGCCGCAAGCTCCTTCACGGTCAGCGTGGCGAGCGGGGGCGATGCCTTTGCGGTTGCGCCCCCCTTCGCCGGTTCCAGGTAGCCCATCTTGGCTAGTTGGCGGGCGGCTTCCTCCGTCCCGCTGAACACGTCGCCCTCGAACCACACGCGCCCCGTGTTGGTGTGCCTGAACGACCGTATGACCCTTGCCTCTACGATCATCTGGCACCTCCCGACTAAGCCGTGGTGGTCGTGGCGTCGTTGATGGTTGCCTTGACGATGTAGTCGGTGATCTCGGGCAGGAACGTCGCGCCGCGCAGTGCGTACGTGGTGACGGAAGCGCGGTCGTAGTCCACGTCGTGATGCACGCCGACAAGTCCCAGTTCCTCGGTCTCGTACGAGAGGCCCGCGTTGCCGAGAGCGCCGAAGTCCATGCCGTAGACGTGGATGTTCTCGACGGGGGTCACGATGAACGAGCCCTCGCTGACCTTGTTCGTGAGGATGACGTCCTGGACGCCCAGGAAGTTCTCGAGGTAGGAGAGGCCGAACGCGGTCTGCATGGTGATCTCTGCCTTGCCGAGGTATTCGGCGGCATCCTGGCGGTTGACGAAGTGGACGATGCGGCCCGGTTCGTCGCCGTTGGTCTCCATGGTGTCGCCCAGTACGGCGTCGGCCATTGCGAGCGCGGCTTGGAGGCCGTCGCCGGATGCGGTGCCGGTGCCGTTGGAGGACAGAGCCGAGAAGAAGTCATTCAGGATTGCAGCGCGCAGCTGCGAGATCATCTTGCGGTCGGAGCGCAGGACGGCGTTCTCCACGTTGCCCTTGAGGATCGCCTGGCCAGTCGATTCCTTGGCGTACGGCTTGAACTCCATGGAGCCGACAGCCGACTTGGTGAGCGTGTACTTCGAGCGTGCGATGAAGTCGCCCTCGATGTATGCGGAGCCGGAGCTGCCGTCGGTGGTCGTGGTGTTCAGAAGCGAGCCGCTGATGCTGTACTTGTAGAGCGTGGTGCCAGCGGGCAGCACCTCGACGGGGAACAGGCCGAGGATTTCGGCGAAGCGGTCGTATTCCTGGCGGAAGTTGGCGATGAACTCCTGGTCGAGAGCGGCCACCACTGCGGCCTTGTTGATAATGTTGTCATGAGCTGCCATTTTCAAACCTACTTTCTTGTCTGAGACGCGATGAGTTCGGCGCGCATGCGTACCCGCTTCGCGGGGTCCTTCTCCGCTGCGATGTCCGATTCCGTGATGGATGCGGACTTGCCTTCGCCCTCATCGCGTACGTTCGGGTATTTCGAGACGCTTTCCGCGCGTTCGGCGAGGAACTTCGCGTTCTCCTCGACGTCGCCCGCCATTCTTGCGAGCATCGCGGGGTCCACTTTGTACTCTGCTGCTGCGGCGTCGATGGCTTTGCGCCTGTCGACGTCCGCTTTCAGCTCCTCGTACCTTGCTTTCCAGCCGTCGCGCTCTTCCTGCGCCTTTTCCAGGTCGGACTTCTCCGCCTCCTTGAGCGCATCGTACTTCTCGGCCTTCGCCTTCCATGCGTCGGCCTCGGCGTACTTGGCTCGGAGCTCTCGCTTCTCGCGTGCGACGAGTCGGTTGAATTCCTCCTGGGTGAACTGAGAACCATCCGCGGATTGGTTCTCGGTTTTGCCCTCGCCTGCGGCCTGTGCCGTCGGCTCGGTGATTCCCTCTTGCGAGGTGGCCTTGCTATCGGACATTTCTGCCCCTTTCCCGCGCCCTAGCGCGTAATCGGCGCACGGTATCCCTCCCGTGCGGTGAGTGGGTCGCCCGCCCGTCGACGGGCATGAAAAAAGCGCCCCGTGGGACGCTTGATTCCATGTTTGGTTTTCGGCCTAGCGCATGTGGCCGCATTCCACGCGGGTGTCGGCGTACACGCGCACGCCCGACTTCTCGCACTTGATGAAGAAGCCGATGTCCTCGCCGCACGACTCGACCTTCCCCGTCTCGCGGTTGAACCTGATGTCCTTCCACTCAAACCATGGGAACTTGAGCACGTCGAACAAACACGTGCGCACCAGGCAGCAGCCGAGGCCGCCGCCCTTCACCTGCAACGTGTAGGTCCCCGCGTCGCGCTTCTCGCGCAGGTTGTCGGCCTCGTAGAAGCGCCACCCGCTGCCGACACCGTAGAGGCACGTCCTGCCGCTGCCCTCCTTGGCGTGGCGGTTCACGTACCAGCCCATGCAGACGTCGGCGTCGTGTTCAAGCAGGTTTGCGAGCGCGTCTTGCGGGAGCTGGATGTCGCCATCCACCATCAGCAGCCAGTCGTAACCGCCCGATATGGCCTTGGCCGCGATGCGGTTGCGCTGCATGTCCACCCCGTAGCCCGTTCGCACGTGGTAATCCCATTCCATGCCGCACTTGTCGAGCGCGTCGACAGACGGCTTGCATGGCGGGTCGTGCTCCTTCGTGATGTACGGAACGGCTATCAGCAGCTTCACAGCAGGCTCCTAACAAGCTCGATGACGCGCTCCGTGCTGTGGCCGTCGCATGCGCTAGCCACGCGCTCGAGGCAGTCGCGGTCAGCCCAGCGCATGCCCGTGACGCAAGCCGATCGGAGGAGCCCGAGGAACTTGCCCTCGTTGCCCTCCACGGCGATGTGCCGCGAGCTGTACTGATGCGGGTACTCCCAGTACATGCCGCGCGATTCAAGGTACGGGTCATCGAACGTCGCGGTTAGCACGCTCGGCTTGCCAAGCACGTAGCCGTCGAACAGTATCGAGCTGAAATCCGTGGACAGCACGTCGCAGTCGATGAGGTACGGCGTCGACGGCTCCATGTTGCCGACCTCGATCACATGGGCGTATCTCGCGCCCTTGAGCAGCGGCCCTTGGTGGATGTGGCGCTTGACCACGAGCACCTCGTCATCTTCCATCATGGAGTCGAGCATCGCGTAGTCGATCCGCGGCGTGCGCGGGTCGTACTTCGCGCGGAACGTCGGCGCGTAGAGGTACGCGCGAGCGAACTTCGCCAGGAACGTGTCGCCGTCGCCCTTCGACTTCCCGAAGTAGGCGTCTGTGCGTGGCATGCCGAGCGGCAGGCACCGCTCCACGGTGATTCCCGACGCGCTTGACGCGAACTCACGCCCCGCCTCGCTCGAAACGACGTAGTAGTCGACCAGCCCGCACCGCTCGGGCGTGAACTGGCCGCGCCGCTGGTCGTTGCCGTACAGCTTGCCGCCGGTCAGCCCGTGCGCGATCATGACCACCGTCTGGTTCGGGCGCTTGCTCGTGATGAACTCGTCGGTGACGATGACGTCCTCGAGCTGTCCCGACATGCTGCCGAAGCCGCGCTTGATGAAGCGTTTCGGGCCGTCGTAGGCGTTCCAGACAGCCGTGATGTTCTCGCAACGGCCCAATGGCCGCGCCGAGTTGAAGAGAACGGTCATGTCAGTGCATCCCCTCGTTCTGGTAGCGCATAGCGATCGTTATCTCGTTGAACGATGACCACTTCCTGTCCGACTTGCCTTCCGATACGAGCTTCGCGTGCTGCTCCCTGGCGGCGTCTATGCGCTCTTGCAGGTCCTCTGGTATTTCGCCCGACTTTATGAGGTCGGCTGCGTCGTAGTAGTTGTCCTCGAAGCCCTTGCAGGCGTCGACAACCCATGCGGGCATCTCCTTGAATGTCGGAACCAGCTCGCACGAGCAGTTTAGGTGCCATGCGTTTTCGGTCACTTCCTCCTCGAGCCGCTTCCCGCCGTAGTTCCAGTAGCTCTCCATCGACTTTATCTGGCAGAACGCGCACGGGTTCTCGCTCGTTGGCATCGACGTGTATCCGTCACTCCACTCGTCAGCCGCGCTGTTCTCGGCGATGGTCTGCCGCCCGTAATCACGCACGGCACCCTGGACGCTCTGCGTGAGGAACGATTTCACGTCGCCCGAGAAATCGCCCTTCGATACGTACTTCAAGTCGCGCTCGACCTTCCACAGCGCGCCAGTGGCTGTCGTGGCCTTGTACTCGCCCCTCACCTTAGACACCGCCCTGCTCTGGTCGTAGAACTCGGCGGCTGCTACCGCCGCGACCTTCCCGAACTTGTCGGCTATGAGCGGAAGGTAGATGGACAGGTCGAGCAGCAGCGATTCGAGGCTCGACTTGTCGAGCTTGTCCCATATCCTATCGATGGCCCTCTTCACGCTGGCGTCTATCGTCGCGTTTCGCCGCGCGTAGGCGTCGAACTGCTTGCGGGTGACGGCCATCACTCACCGCCTTCTGACTGCTCCACCGCCTGCGCGAGCATTGCGTCGAGCGTCTGCGATGCCGTGTAGCTGTCGCGCGCCCTGCGAACCCGCATGATATCGGCCTGCTCGAAGCCGACCCGCTCCAACGCGAGGTCGGTGTCGGCCAGCCATGGGAACGCGCTGATGTTCTTGAGCGTCGAGTCTGCGAGCTGCGAACGCGACGGCATGTCGGGGTCGAGGAAGTGCGCCGTGACAGTCTTCTGCTCGTCTGTGAGCTTGTCCACCGTCGTGTTGCCCGTCACCGCCATCATCATCAGCGCCATGCGCGTGAGCGTGAGCGTGTCGGCCTGTATATCGTCCTTGGCGGCGATCACGAGCCCGTTCGCGGCGGCGGCCATCGCGTCGGATGACGTGTAGTGGCCCGTGTCAACGAGCGAGGACATGGGAACGCCAGTCGCGCCGCAGAACTGCCCAGCGTAGTATTCCAGCTCGTCTATGAACGGCTGCGGGCTGTTTCCGCTGAACTGCCGCAAGTCTGGCACGTTGCCCTGCTTGTCGCGCGTGAACAGCATCAGCGAGTCGATGTAGAACTTCGGCTTGTTTTCCACCATCGCCTTGAACTGCGCCTCGGTCAGCCCGAGCGCGGCGTACTTCGGCATGGCGTAGAAAGCGCCGGACAGCTCCATGTGCCAGGTCGTGCGGACAGCCGCGCGCGTCAGGCTCATGACGGACTTCGTGATGCGAGACTGGCCGAACGGCTTGGTCCCGGTCGACTTGTGCACGAATGCGTACATCATGCACTCGTCGTGAGGCAGGTCGTGCACCGTCGCCGCCCACTTGCCCTGGCCGATCAGCTCGAGGACGGTCACGCGGCCCTTCTCGTAGAAGTTCACCTGGACTGGCACCAGCTTCTTGCCGGTCCACTTCGTGCGGCCCTGCCTTGCCACCGCTATGCCTGCGCCGACCTCACCGCTGTCGTAGTTGCCGTCGGGCTCGGCCCACGCGGTCTCGGCGCTGTGGAAACGAACCTGCGGCAGGCCGCCAACGCTGTTTACGCACGCGAACATAACGCCGTGCATGAGCTTCGAGTCGTTGTAGCGGGCGTACGCGCTCGCCAGGTTGTTCGCCTTGAACGCCGACTCGAGCACCTTGTCCGTGTAGCCGTCCTCGAACACGAAACCGTCGAACCGCTCACGGTCAGCGAGGCTCGACACGGCGCGTTCCGGCCAATGGCACACGAAGTCGTTCGCAAGGTAGCTCGACTCGACGGTGATGCCGAAATCGTCCACCTCTATGTCGCCCTCGTAATAGGCCCGCAGGACGTTGTTGCGCCCGCTAACGGACCGCCGCACCTCGAGCAGGCGCTGTACAGTCGCCTTCTGCTCGGATGACAGGCCGCGCGCATCCGCAAGCCCCTGGAAATCGTAGTGGCTCATCCTACTAGACCTTCCCTTCTCTGGTCGCGTTTGGTGGTCATCGCCTGCCATAAGGCGAGAGCACACGCCTCTATCGGCGTCGCCTCTGCCGAGTCGGTCGCCTCGAAGCCGTAACCTCCGCCGCTGCCGATCTTGCGCCTGCGGCATTTCGTCGCTGATTCATCGAGCATTTCCTGGCCGCCGTGCGCGAGGTCGTGCGACTCGACGGCGTTCACCAGCATCGAGCACGCCTTGGCGACGTCCGTGCTGCTCGGCGTTACGATCTGCGCGGGAGCGAACCCCGCGTTGTTGAGCTCTGCGACGAGCGCGCCGCTGTAGCTGCTGCCGTCAACGACTATCGCAGCCGCATCGCCCTCGCGCGGGACGAGCCATTCTGTGAACCACCCGACGCCACCGCCCATGGAGCGTATGCCGATGAGCTGCACGTAAGGCTTGCCATCGTCGGGGTTGATGCACGCAGCGAGCGAGCCCGTCGAGCCGTCTGGCGCGAACTTGACCGCGTAGCACACCACTCCGTCATCTGGCGACGGCAAATCGCCGCTGCCAACCTTGCAGGCCGCCCAGTCAGCCTCGTCAATAGGCGATGCTGAAATCACAGACTTCGGCCACCATCCGAGGTGCTCGCGCGCGAATGTGTCAGGCGACATGCGCCGCGCGTCCTTTTCCAACGCCTTCTCGAGCAGGAAGTAGCCGAGCGACGGGTTGTACTCGTACCACCGCGCCTTGTCGAACTTGTCGCCGATCTCGACAGCAGTCCACTCGTGCAGGCAATCGCCGCCGTAACGGTTCTCACGCATGTCACGCCGAACGCTTGCGAACTTCTCGCCCTTGTGCGGCTTTCGCGGGTCCGGCACAGTACCCATGTATATCGTCTGCGGCGAGCCCTTCGGAGCAGCCGAGTTCAGCGGAGAGAGCGCCGCGTCCTGCTCGTCGGTGTAGTTCTGCGCCTCGTCAATGACTATGAGGTCGAACGTTCCGCCTCGTCCAACGTCATCGCTACCGCCGCGCGTGCGGAACTCGATGTGCGCGCCGTTGGTGAGGTCGAGAACCATCTGGTTCGCGCTCGTCGTGTACTTTGCCACGAGCCTGTTCAGCTCAGGGTATTTCGCCGTCGGGTCGTTTCGGCACTTCCCGAACTTCGCCCGCAGCCTGTCGAACGCCTTGAGCGCCGTCTGGTACTCGTGAGCTGTGTGCAATATCCACTCGCCACGCTTCACCAGCCCCCACGTTTCGCGCGGGTCTGCAACGCCCGTCTTGCCGCACTGCCTCGGGACCTCGAGCAGGCACGAGCTGTTGAGCAATCCGCCGTATTCGTCAAGTGCGAGCCAGTCGTTGAGCACCGCCGTCTGCCATGGCAATGGTGGCAGGCTGTAAGCGTTTGCCATCGCCACCGCGAAGCCGCCTTCGCTTCGCGCGTACTTGCCGCACCAGCGGTAAGTCGGCGTCTGGTTCCCCTTAGGCATTGGCTATGACGCTCTCGGCCTCGGCGAGGATGTTAGCAAGCGGTGTCCCGCCGTTTGCTGCCTCGTCCGCTTCGAGCGCCTTGAGCCTGTCGATGGCCTCGAACATGCCGCTTATGAGCGGCTTCATGTCGCGGCCCGATTCTGTCACGTCTATCACCTGGGCGTACTTGCGCACGGCCTGGCGCGTCACGGCAAGCTCGCCGCCCTCGGCCCAGGCGCTCTCGAGGGATGCGAAATCCTGCCGGACCTTTGATTTGGTCCTCGGCATCGTGTTCTCCTTGATGTGGTTTTCGACTTTTGGTGTGGAAGCCCT